AGAGCGAGACCAGAACATCTCTTTCCATAATCGTTGTTTGATTTCCGGGAATTCTTTTTTAAGCAATCGGCTGCTGGCTGACTTGTAAGCATTAATAAATTTACTCAACTCTGTCTTTGGCTGTGCTTTAAATAAAACATGAATATGGTCTCTATCATGATTCCATTCCACTAATTCTATTTTATAGTTAGGAGCGATATATTCAAATATTTCTTTTGCTCGCTCAGAAATATTGTCAGCAAAAACATTTCTTCTATATTTTGTCACCAAGATTAAGTGATAATATAAAGAAAAGACTGAATGTGCATTTGTATCTAAATCCATTATTCTAATAACCTTTCTCCAACATTTAACTGAATTATTTTAATCTTGATTTAATTCTATCATATAGGTGAGTAAAAATCAATTGAACTGAACATTTTAATTTAATTTGATATAAAATAAAAACCCACCTACATCCCACCACCTAAGAGGTGGAGGATTTATGTGGGTGAGGTGTTAAATCAAATACAAACAATCATCATATCACTTGGAGCGAAGCTCTAAAAACTGTTACCTCAGAAGATGGCTCAATGAAACTAAAAGAGTTTCTGGATAAATACAAAATTTCTTATCCTACAGAAATTAATTGTACTGAGGATTCTATTGTTTCTTTGGAATCGCAGATGTTAATTGACACGGCCTTAATCAACAATTGCCATCAACCGATTTTTGTCAAAACTGTCTCATATTCAACATTAAATAACTATTTGATGTTTATGAGAATGTATTTTCAAGAAAATCAACTAAAAATCTTTGAAGAGAAATTCAAAGAAGTTTTCGAAAATGGTTCAATGTTAAAAAATACTATTCATCAAATGTATTTGGCGTTGACAATGTTTTTGGGTTATTCTTAGACTTCATTTCTTAATCCTCTCTTTTTCGTCTGAATTCCGTCATTGTTACTACAGGTTTGGAAGAAAACTGTTGAATAGCCATTTCAATTTGAGCTTCTATGCCTACATTTAATCCAGCATAGAAAATATATTCTTCAAGTTCTTTAACAGAAAATCCATGACATATTAAAAGTTTTCCCAACATAGAAGTGATAAATACAAAACTTACTTTTGGAACTCTATCAAAGGAAACTTCTACACGTTCTTTCTGTTTCAAGGATTCAGCAATATTATCAGCGATAATCCACCCTTGCTCTTCATCAAATTCCAAGAAAAACCGTTTCTTATAGTTATATACACTAATAACCTTGTTAATTTTATCTTTATCCATATTATTTATAAATTCTCCTTTTTAAAATAAAATAAATTTTACGCTCTAGTGTTGAAACCAAATCTATCATCTGTAGATTTATACTCATCAATATATTTGCTTTCCAAGGCCAATAAGTCTTCATGAGTACCTTTTTCAACAACATCAATGGCTTCGAAAGTCCAGTCGCACATATTGGAATTTTCTTTGAAGAACTCATGAAACTTTGTTCCAGACTGAGCCTTAATATGCTGCCACCAACGCCATAAAGGGAAATTCACAGTTTTGCCAATATAGACTTTCCCAGTTGGTTTATGAGTGATTTTGTAGATGTAACCAACGACTTTAGTATCATAGCTTTCTTTGTCAGCTTCTATCCGTAAATTATATTCTTCTTTACACTCTTTGCTGCAACAGTAATGACGGTGATGACCGTATGCAGGCGAGTTTTCAAAGTCCAATCTAGTCATTGGGTTCTTTTGGCAAACAATACAGGGAATATCATCTAACCAAAAGGATTTCCAGTAGTCATTCAACTTGTAAACAGTAGCAAAAAAGAATTCATCCTTAGAAGTTCGTTGAGGAACTTTCTCAGAAAAATATTCAGAAAAATCTTCTTTTACTTTCTTCAATACTTCTTTTTTGTCATCAATATCAAAATAGACTTGACGGTATACCGTGTGTGGAGAGAACTCTCCTTTTTCTTTTTTAAGATTTATATTGACAATCCAGTCCATATCTTCCAAAACCTCACTTTTGTTATTGTTTTTTATAAAAAGAGCAGGCTCTAATCAATTTGTCTTGATTAAATTAGAGCCGTGCTTTTTAAATTTATTTTATTTATCTGTACTTCCAAATCCGCCCACGCGCTGCCCAGTAGCTTCATCTCCATCAGCAATCAAGAACGGCATGAATACCCCTTGCATCATAGCAGTACCAGCTTCAATTACTACTGTTTCATCTGTAATATTAGTGAATTGCGCGTGAATGTTTCCATCATTATCAGGATTTCCATAGTAATCCTTGTCAATTACTCCAACAGAGTTAGACAGGACAATACCTCGTTTACGAGGATTAGAAGACCGGTCAAACAAATAAAGGACTTCTCCCTCTTGCATATAAGCTTTAACATTTGTAGGGATTAACTTGATTTCACCCGGCTCAATAGTAACTGTTTTGGCAGCAATAAAATCATAACCTGCTGAATGTGCAGTAGACCGTTGTGGCAACAGATTAGTGTCTGTTTCGCCTTTTACTAATTCAAATCCTCGTAGTTTTTGTGACATATATAATATTCTCCTTTAAATTATTATTTCTTAATCTATTATAACATATTCTATAAATTTTTTCATTCAGTAAAGTTGCTAAAACTTAACTGTTTGTTTAAGTAATTCTGGATGTTCATAAATATTTCCAAGTATCTTAATAAATTCAGAACCAATTGCCATCAAGGGAGTAATACTGCTTAAAAACCTAGTTCCGAAACAACCGTCTTCAAATAATACTGGTAAAATAGTTTCGCCATAAAGTTCAACAATATCCCCCTCAAAAATCTCTTTGCCATTCTTGTCTTTTAACCCAGTTGATTGCATAAGAACAACTTTCTCAATCTCTATTGCTTCAAACGAAAGTACATCAATCACGCCATTATAAAAATCAAGCTTATTTACATTTGACATGATTTTTTCGGCTTTAGACCAAGCTCTAAATTTTGGTTTCATTTTAAATCCTCTTCTTTGAATATATAACTTATAAAAAATTATTTAGTAAAATCACTAAAATCAAAGAAATCAAGATTGATATTACATTTAGAACAAGTATATGAATCAATAAGAGAATTATTACTCAACCCAATTTCTGTAACCAATGCTGATGTATTTGTTTTTGAGTTAAAATCATAAACATTTTCATGTTTTACAAATTCTGTAACAAGAACTTCTGTGGAATGACACTTAGGACATCTTTCAAACTTCGGATGTAACATCTCATCACTCACTTCAATGACATCAATACTCTTAACTTCTTGAGAAATCAAACTATTCTTAATATTATTTGTGGCCTTTTTAGTTTTGTAAAGACGAATCATATTTTTATGTTTCATCAAGAACAAATTTAGTTCGTCTTTGTTTTCAAAATCAGGAACTGGCTCAGCAATCAGCTTCCGCCAATCTTTTTTATATAAAAAATGTTTATTCCCAGTTTCTTTTAGCGTTACTAATAGTGTATACAGCATGATTTTCTCCTTTTTCTATAAGATAACGACTTTGGCAAAAATATGAGCCAATAGAAATTGTTTCCGCTCGTCACTCAAAGTCTTATCAAGTTCTATAATTTTCTTTTCTGGCTTTATTTTATAGTAAGGATGATAATGAACATAAATTTCATAAATATCATATCCAGAAATGGTCAGCATTGTACGGACAGGTATTACAGTTTTATTTTCACCAGCAAGTTCAAGATTCAGCATTGCTTTCTTTGCTGCTCTTGTTATTCTTTTTGATTTTAAAATGCGTAAAATTTCATTTTTTCCTAAAACATCTTTGACTTTCAACGTTTCATTTACAAAGGTCATGAATATTTCTCCTTTATTTTTATAAACCCATTATACCACCTTTGTTTCCAAAAGTAAACATATCTAAACTAACATCTTGTATAATAAAAGGTGTAAATCATTTTACAAAAATAATTTTAAAACAATATAAAGAAAGGCCTTGATTATAGAAAGTCAAGGTAGGTATAAAACCATGAAAATTGAAACACTCAAAGAAATTGCAAATGACATTAACATTGTTACTTCAGACAACTTTGTTGAAATCATGGAGTCTCTGCCCAACAAAAACTACGGCCGACTCATGAATCAGTTAGACCGTGTTGGTGACTCTGAGGGTGATTATAGCCTTTGGAATCAACGATTTAATTCTGATAACATCAGCAACAATATTGTCACTATTTGCAATGATGTCATTGAAATCGTCTTTGATTACAATGAAGGAACTACCAATGTTTACTTCTTAAATAATTTTCAACCAAAATGGTTGAACTGGAATTGGATTTTGCAAAACGTAGAAGAAAATTCTATCAAAGATTTAGAAATTAATCATTATTAACAAGTTGTTCTAGTGAAGGAGAATAACAAAAAATATATAAAAAGCACCTAAAAAGGTGTTTTTTTGATGTTTTTGCTATCGCTTTTGCGATAAATGTGATACAATAGTATAAAGATTAAAAACTAGGAGAACAAATAAATGAAATACAATAACATCAATTCAACCCTTAATCCCTTTGATGATGAATTAAACAAAAAGCACGCGCAATACGAAGAATTCCGTGATGCTTTATCAAACGAATCAATTTTTAATCAAAAGCCACAAGGTTATGTTACACTGAAAAAGAATTTTCCACTTATTGACTGGGAAGACTGGGC